AGACCCGGGTCACCGTGGGACTCGACCTCGACTGACCGTCCGAGATCGGACACGCACCCCCCTCGGGTACTTCCCGAGGGGGGTTTCGTGTGTCTAGAATAGGACCATGACGCAGACCGTTTCCCCCTCCCTGTCCGCCGAGCTGCTCGCCGCCGTCCCCTCCCTCGAGGAGGCGATCGACAGCAAGTGCGCCACCCTCACCCGCATCACCGAGGCCGGTGGGGACACCGCCCCCGTCCGCGGATCCCTCCTCCTCCTCATCGGGCAGCGCGCCGAGCACCTCCGCCCCCTCGACCCCGACGCCGCGTTCTACGCCCGCTCGAACGCCCGTTCGCTCCTCCTCAACCACGGCCCCGCCGCCGTGGCTCACCAGTACGGCACCCGCCCCTGACCGTCCGAGTTCGGACACACCCCCCCGGTCCTCGAACGGGGGGGTTCTGTGTGTCTAGAATGGGGGCATGACGCAGACCAGCCGCCGCCGCCGCACCCTCCCCCCCGGTGGAGTCGAGGGTGCCCTGTCCATGACCTTCGGGCTCCTCTCCGAGCGCCCCGGCTCGCAGCTCGACCTCATCGCCGAGGTGGGGCTCGAGGAGATCGGCCCCTCGACCATCGAGACCCCGGAGCCGTCCCTGTGGTGACCGACCGCCCGGTCCTCATCGACTGGTTCTGCGGGGCCGGCGGAGCAGCCACCGGCTACGCCGAGGCCGGGTTCGACGTCTACGGCGTCGACAACGAGCCGCACCCCGCCTACCCGTTCCCGATCCTGGTCACCGACGCCCTCACCGCGTTCCGCGAGCTCCTCGACGGGCACGCCCTCCCCTTCACCCGCCGGGACGGCACCGTCCGCCTCATCCGCCTCGCGGACGTCGCGGCCATGCACGGCAGCCCCCCGTGCAAGCTGTTCACCGACCTCGCGAAGCAGCAGCAGCAGCGCGGCGCCGTCTACGAGGACCTCCTCACCCCCTTCCGGGCGCTGGTCCGGGAGTGGGGCGGCCCCTACGTCATCGAGAACGTCGAGAGCGCACCCCTGCTCGAGCCCCTCACCCTGTGCGGCTCCGAGTTCGGGTTGGGCGCTCACTGCCGGGACGGCCGGTGGCGGTTCCTCAAGCGGCACCGCCTGTTCGAGTCGAACGTCCTCCTCCTCGGCGCGGGCGGGTGCCAGCACCGGGGGCAGGCGCTCGGGGTGTACGGGGACGGTGGGGGCGGGCAGCAGACCCGCGGCTACAAGGGGTTCGCGGACGAGTCCCGCGCCGCCATGGGAATCGACTGGATGAACCGCGATGACCTGTCGCAGAGCATCCCGCCCGCGTTCTCCCGGCACGTCGGGGAGCAGGTCCTCTCCTCCCTCGAGGAGCGCGCCGCCTAGTTCCGTCACGCAACGCAACGCGCCCCCCGCCTCCGGGTAGGGGGCGCGTTGCTGTTGTGGCGGGTGGGACTCGCATGGTTCCCGGCTCGAGGAGCAGGAGACAGGGTTTCAGACACGCGAAGCCGCCGCGCTTTCGCTCCCCCGTTATGTGTGTCTATTATGGGGGAGTGACAGGGGGAGCCGCCCCCCGTCCCGCCGAAGGAGCCGCAACCATGTCCCACACCCTCCGCACCTACGCCGCATTCGCCGCCGTCGTCGCCGCGTTCATCGGTCTCGCCGTCCTCCTCGCCCCCGGCACCGCCTCCGCCCGCCCCGACCCCGGCAGCACCACCACCGCCCCCGCCGTGTCCTCCGAGGTCCTCACCGCCGCGTTCGGGGGTGGGGCCGGCTACACCTACGAGCAGGTCCGGGAGATCCGCGCCGCCGCCGACCGCGTGTGCGAGGGCATCCGCGCCGAGGTGCCGATGGTGGACATGACCGCCGCCCTGTCCACCGCCTACGGCCTGGACGACGCCACCGCCCGCAACTTCGTGACCGTCGTCGCCCGCGCCCACTGCTGACCCCCTCTCCCCCTGACCGTTGTAAGTCCTCGAAGGAGCCGCACCCCTCATGCCCGACAACATCGCAGCCGAGATCCCGCAGGCCCTCCTCGACCTGTTCGGCCCGCCGATCTCCGTCTACACCCGCGCCGACGCGATCGAGGACGGGTCGCAGATCGACGTGTCCGAGACCGCCCGCGAGGCCGGCATCCGCTGGCCCGTCACCCTCACCGCCTCCGCCTGGATCGACACCGTGGCGTGGTCGGACACCGCCGAGGCACGGAAGCTCGAGGGGACCGGGCAGGACGAGGCCGGCCGACTGTGGGACGTCCTCACCATGGCCCGCGTGACCCTGGCTCGAGCAGCCCGGGAGCAGGGAAGCAGCACCCCGCACCGCCTCCCGTTCACCGTCCTCCGGGTCCCCTCGGAGGGCCGGGGGGTCCGCCCCCGTCGCGCCGTCCTGCACCTCGTGGTCGGCCCGGGGGACGACGCCGAGCCCGTCATCACCATCATGTGCCCCGATGAGGACTGAGAGGATGGGCACCGTGGAGGACGTCCCAATCTTCGCCGCCCTGGACGCGGAGCGCCGGTCCCGGACCGGGGTGTTCGCCCCGTTCGCCCTCGAGGCACCCGTGGAGATCCTGTCCGCCGGGCCGGCGTCCGGAGATCTCGCCGGGCCGGGCACCTCCATCGAGATCATCGAGGAGTGCCAGCACTGCCACCGGGTCCCCGCCGAGGGGGAGTCGCACGGGCTGGTGGAGGACGTCGAGCAGGAGTCGGACGGCACCCGGCACGCCACCTACGCCTGCGTCGACGCCGCCGGGGACGTCCTCACCGAGGAGACCGAGGAGCCCGTGCCCGGGGTGGCCACCGTGCACGCCCCCGTGCTCGAGGAGCAGGACGCCCCGACCATGGAACACCCGGCAGCGCAGCCGGAGACCGAGCCCCTCGAGCAGCAGCCGGCGCGCCGTTCCGGCCGCCCGAGGTCGCAGCAGTGATCGGCCGCGAGGGTCCGGGACCGGAGCGCCCGGGACCGGACTACCCCCCGGAGTGGGACACCGAGCCCGACGCCCGCGACGAGGCCGAGGCCCGGCAGATCGAGCGGGAGTCGATCGAGGACGCCCGCGAGAACGACCGGTGCGGCTCCTGCGGGTCTGTCGATCACTTCCGGGAGGACTGCCCGTCCCCCCGCGTCGTCGTCCCGGACCCGTGGCAGGTGCAGGGGCCGGTGACGCCGCCCCCCTTCTAGCGCCCCCCGCGAAACTGTCGGACCCCCGTGGCACCGTCCCCCCGTGGACGACGCCCCGGGGGTCCGCCTGTTGTGGCCCCGGATCACCGAGCCCGACCCCGCCCTGCGCCGGCTCCTCCTCCGCACCCGCCGCCGCCGGTTCGCCCTCGACCTCGCCCGGAAGGTCACCGCCCGCCTCGAGGTGTCCTGGTCCCTCGCCGCCCGGGATCTCCGGGACGCGATCGACACCGAGCGGGCCGGCCGGTGAGGGGAGGCAGCAGCCCCGCCACCGCCCGCCAGCTAGGCCGCATCGATGACCTCCTCGCGGAGCGGGACACCGCCGGCATGGTCGTCCCCCGTCACCTGTCGCACCTCGACATCGTTGGTGCGTCTCGGCTCATCACCGAGCTCGAGCAGGCACCGCGGCGACCGACCGCCGCTGTCCGGCCGGCGAGGGTGCCGGTGAACCTCAACGGGGCCGGCCCGGGGGTGTACGAGATCGGGGGCGATGTGTTCCGCCTCCGGGTCAATCAGGCCGGCACCGGGATCTATCCCGAACGCCTGGTGCTCGGGCAGGGGCCGGCGAGGTGGGACTACGCCCCGGACGTCGCCCGCCGGATACTTCCGTCACAACGCATTTCGCCCGAGGACGCGGCCGGCGTGGCGCGCCTGCCACGCTTGCCCTGACCCATTGTGTGTGTCTATTATGGGGGCATGACGCAGACCAGCATCCCCACCGCCCGCCGCACCTACGCCGTCCGCGGAACCGTGCACGTCGCCATCGTCGGAGCCGAGAACGCCCTCTGCGGCGTCCGACTCATGGCCGCCACCCCCGCCGAGGTGGCCGACTGCACCCGCTGCGCCGGGCACCGCTTCGAGACCTCCCCCGAGATCTGGCCGCTGGTGCAGCCCCTCGGCGAGGACCTCCCCGAGATCGGCGGACTCCCCGAGAGCACCGCCGGATTCTGACCCCCCACCCCCTCAACGGGGGCCGGGTCGCAACCAGCGGCCCGGCCCCCACCCCTCACAGAAGGAGCCGCCGCCATGCCCCTGCACCTCATCGAGGACCTCACCGACGACCAGGGTGAACCCGTCCGCATCATCGCCCTCAACGGGGTCGTCACCATCGAGACCGGGGACCCCGAGCACCCGACCCGCCTCGAGCTGGACGGCATCGAGGACCTCGCCCGCGTCGCCGAGGTGTGCGCCCGCGCAGCCGCTCACCAGGCGTGGGAGATCTCCGAGGCCCGCCGCTGCGGGAAGGACACCCCCCGCACCTCCCCGGGCGACCTCGACCGCCTCGGGAACGCCGCCGGGCTACTGTCCGCGACCGCGGAGTATCTCCGCACCCCCTCCTCGGAGTTCGCCCGCCGGTGACCAGCTCCGAGCCCGCTGCCCCCGCGTGCCGCCACCTCCTGGCGGTACGCGGGGGCACGTTCGCGTGCACCCTCGACCACGGGCACAAACCGGGCAGGCACTCCGACGAGGACCTCATCGAGGACGGCGGTGCCGTGGGCGTGGTGTGGGAGTGCACCTGCCCGACCTCGCCGGGGGTCACCGTCTGCGGCACGTTCACCGGCTACGACCAGTGAAACCGGGTGATCTTGCGGCCGTCCCCGGGAACGATGGGGACATGGCCCTCATGCTGCCCGGGATGCCCGAGGCACCCGAGCGCGCTCCGGGAGACGACCGGAGTAAGCGCCGAAGCTGGACCGCCCGTGCCCGGCTCATGGTCGCCGCCGGCCGGCATCCCCTCACCCGCGGCACCGCCCGCCCCGATCTCGGGACCTGCGGGGAGTGCGTCCACCGCGTCATGCGGGGCACCCGCAGCAAGCCCTACCCGAAGTGCGACCTCGGGCCGATCACCTCCGGGGAGCAGACCGACGTGCGCGCCTGGTGGCCCGCCTGCGGCCGCTTCGAGCCCGGGGACCCGATCTCCGACGACGCCGCCCGCTGGACCCCCGACCACTCAGACCGCTAGACCCGACAGCACCACAACCGAAGGAGCCGCACCGTGACCATCCGATCGACCATCGGCACCGCCGAAGTCACCCTCGAGGGGATCGAGACCCGCTACGCGATCGGGGAAGCGCACGCCCCGACCTATGACCTGGGGGATCTCCTCCTGGCCCTCACCGAGGTCCTCCGGGCCGTGGGCGACTACCGCCTCCCCGAACTGGCTGGGAAGGTCCTGGCCCTCCTCGAGGGGGAGGACCCGGAGGAGGACACCGGCCCGGTCTGCGCTCAGTGTGGGCACGGCGACCGCGCCCTGGCCGACGTGCAGGGGGACCTCTTGTGCGGCGAGTGCGTCGCCTACAACGAAAGCCGCTGCGGGTGACCGCCCTACTCCCGCCGTTCGCCTACTTCGGGGGGAAGATGCGCCTCGCGGAGCGCATCGTTGACCTCCTCCCCCCGCACTCGCATTACGTGGAGCCGTTCGCCGGGTCGCTGGCGGTCCTCCTCGCGAAGCCGCGGAGCACCATGGAAACCGTCAACGACCTGGACGGCGATCTGGTGGCGTTCTGGCGGGTCCTCCGGGAGCAGCCCGACGCCCTCGCCCTCACCATGGCCCTCACCCCGCACAGCCGTCAGGAGCATCAGGACTCTTACGAGATCCCGGAGGGGACCTCCGACCTCGAGCGCGCCCGCCGCGTGTGGGTCCGCCTGTCGCAGGGACGCGGGGGAACGATGCGGCGGACAGGGTGGCGGTTCTACCGGCAGCCGGCCGGCTCCTCGATCGGGATGCCGGGCTACCTGGCCGGCTACACGCAGCGGGTAGCGCCCGCGGCGGAGCGCCTCGCCGGGGTGTCCCTCGAGTGCAGGGACGCCCTCGACGTGATCGCGGACTACGGGCAGCACCCGGATGTGCTCCTCTACTGCGACCCGCCGTACCTCGGGAGCACCCGGGCGAGCAACTACCGGCACGAGATCACCGGGGACGCCGAGCACCGCGAACTCCTCGAGGCGCTGTCCGACGTCGCGGCGACCGTCGTCCTGTCCGGCTACCCCTCGTCGCTGTACGAGGAGCACCTCTCCGGGTGGGACCGGGAGGAGCTATCCGCCTGGACCGGGAACGGCATCCGGGACGGCCGGACGAAGACGGACGGCAACCGCACCGAGGTCCTGTGGTGCAACCGGCCCCTCATGCGGGACGTCCCCCTCTGGTGAGCAGCACCTAGCCCGACCAGCGGCCCCCCCGGAATCGTCCGGGGGGGCCGCTATCGTGGGGGGACGAAACCGACCGAAGGAGCCGCAACCATGCCGCAGATGGACCTCCGCATCGAGGCCACCGTCAACGGGGCCGAGGACGAGGACGGCATGCGCCTCCTCGAGCTCGAGGACGCCCTGTCCGCTATCCGCATGGCCGGCGGGAAGGACTCCACCCGCCTCAAGGTGGACACCTCCCGCCGGTCCCGCATCCGCGTGGTCACCGGGCAGCTCCGCGGCGATGACGAGGCGACCGCCGACCTGGACGTCGCGGACGAGTGGCCGGGAACCGCGGCACCATCGGGGACATGACCACCACCTCCCCGCCCGTCGTCGTCCGGGACACCTTCCCCTGCGAGGTCACATTCGAGGGGCAGGTCCTCCGCCCTGTGCGGGTCCTGGTCGCCCGCGATCGGGTGTACGTCTACGGGGCGGAGGCAGGCCGGCCGAAGCTCCTCCTCGACTCCTCGTGGCAGCGGGACGGCAGCACCGTCCCCGAGGTGCACGCCCCGAAGAACGAGCCGGCGCACCTCCTCCTCTCGGAGGGGTTCGTGTTGCACGTCAACCGGGCCGGCGGGTGCGGGTGCGGGAACGTCCTCAAGGCTGTCCCCCTGTCCGTCCTCCTGTCCGGAGCCGTCCGGGGGACCCTGTGAGAGCCGACTTCACCTCCGCCGAGTTGACCCTCCTCCTCGCCGACGTCGGGTGCCTGTCCCGCGAGGAGCGCGTGGCCCGCGCCCGCCTCCTCGACCGGGACCTCGACCGGCTCACCCGCGAGGTCGCCGCCGTCCGGGAGCAGGCCGACCGGGAGTGGGAAGATCTCGGGGGCCGGCCGTAACCGTCTGGAACTGGCTCGGCATCGCCGGGCTCATCGCGTTCCCGGTCCTCCTCGGCGGGGTCGGTGGGCTCCTCCTGTGCGACTCCCTCGAGCTACGCGCCCTCCGCCGGGCCGGGCTCGACCGGGAGCACCTCAACCCCCCGCCGGGGTGCCCGTGCCGCTACTGCGTGGCCCGCCGGCCCTCGGCAACTACTGCCCGCGTCCCGGACCGAATCTCTGGCAGGTATTGCCCGCCCGGTTCGTCACTGTGCACGGTCCCCCCGGTTACGTTGTGTGTCTGCCGAGGGAAGGAGACCACGGCCAGCGCGGGGGGGTAGGACATGGACAACGGGCTAATCGCGCTCGTCCTCTCCCCCGCGCTGGCCGTTATTGGTGTCCTCATCGGCAAGTGGGTGGACAAGCGCGCCAACGACGGCCGGCACGCGACCGACCTCATCAAAGCCCTGCAGGAGGAGATCGGTCGCCGCGACAAGCGGGACGCCCGCCTCGAGGGACGGTTCCGCCGCCTCGAGGACTACACGAACCTCCTCCGCCGCGCCCTCCGCGAGGCCGGGCTCGAGGTCGCCCCCTGGCCCGCAGACGAGAAGGAGCCGGCAGCGTGACCGAGATCTACGAGACCCTCCGGCAGGTGAACCTAGCGATCGCCTGCACCCTCACCCTCCTCATGGTGTTCCGGGCCGGCGCGTTCGCCCGGGCACCGTGGCCCTCGAAGATGGGTCGCCTCACCGTGTTCGGGTGGGTGTCCTCCACCGCCTACGGGACGTGGGAAGCGCTCACCCTCACCGCGGCCCCCGGGTTCCGCATCCCGACCGTCACCAGCGTCCTGTGCCTGTCCGCGTTCTGGCTCCTCGAGGAGTACCGGGACGACCGCCGGCACCGTCACACCCTCGCCGCCGTGCGGCAGGTGCTCCGCGACTCAGACCCGGAGCACCCCGCCGGCAGGTAGCGTCCGGGCCCGTGCCCTCCCTCGCCTGGTCCGAGCAACCCCGCGACCTGGTGCTCGGAGGAGCAGCGACCTACCGTCTCGCCCGTCTCGTAACCGAGGACGAGATCACCCGCCCCCTCCGCGAGAAGATCCTCGAGCGGAGCAACGGGGGCCGGCTCGCGTACTTCATCACCTGCCCGTGGTGCGTGTCCTTCTGGGCCGGCGGTCTCCTCGCCGCCGGGCTCACCACCGTCCCCCGGGTCACCCGTGCAGCCGCGGCCGCGCTCGCCTGGTCCGCCGCCGCCGGTTTCCTGTCCTCGAAGGAGTAGCGCGTGGCCGTCACCGAGGTCCCCCGTCTGCCCCTGCGGGACCGCATGTCCGTCCTGTTCACCGGCAGGACCGCCGCACCGGAGGACCACTCCTCCCCCGCCTTGCAGGCATCCCTCCCCCTCCCGAGGGGACCGCACCGCCAGCACGCCGCCGCGGTCACCGCCTCCGCCGCCCGTGTCGTCCCCTCCACCTCCCGCGCCGCCGGCCGGAACCGGCAGAAGTGGCAGCGCGACGCCTGGGTCTATCGGGACTCGGTGCCCGAGGTGCGGTACGCACACAACTTCCTGGGCAACGCCGCCGCGCAGGTCCGCATGTTGCCCGCCGAGCTCGGGAGCGACGGCGAGGAGCCGATCCGGTTCGACTCGGAGGAGTGCACGATCCCCCCCGCTGTCCGGGAGGCAGCGCAGGCCGCGCTCGACCGGCTCACCGGGGACGCTGCCGGGCACGGGGTCATCCTGTCCCCCGTCGTGCAGAACTTCGAGACCGTGGGCGAGTGCTACCTCCTCGGGTTCACCGACCCGGAGACCGGCCGCGAGGAGTGGTCGATCCGCAGCATGGACGAGCTGCGGATCACCGACGAGGGGTATTTCCTGGTCTCGAGCACCGTCGCCACGACGTCCCTCGAGACAGGCCGGCGACTCCCCGACGACGCCTACGTCGCCCGCCTGTGGTGCCCGCACCCGCAGTTCTCCGAGTGGCCCGACTCCCCGATGCGGGCGCTCCTGGACACCTGCGAGGAGATCCTCCTCGCCGGCCGGAGCAGGCGCGCCGCCCTCCGAAACCGGATCGCCGGCAACGGTGTCCTCCTCATGCCGAACGGGATCATCACCGGCAGCGCCTCCCCGCAGCCCGGCACCGGGCAGACCGCCGACTCCTACGCGGCCGGCGATGGGATGGGCGACGAGTCCGACTCGAAAGCGTCGAAGGTCATGGCTGACCTCACCCTCGCCATGGTCACCCCGATCGGGGACGAGTCCGCCCCCTCCGCTGTCGTCCCCCTCATGCTCCGTGGCGACCGCGAGGACCTGAAAGAGATCCGGCACGTCACCCTCGACCGTCCGATGACGAAGGACGCCGAGATCACCGAGGAGAAGGCACTGCGCCGCCTCGCGACCGGACTCGACGTCCCCCCGGAGATCATCACCGGGCTCGCGGACGTCAACCACTGGACCGCCTGGCAGATCGACCTCGCCACCTGGACACACCACGTCGAGCCGATCGTCGCCGCCTCCTGCGCCGCTCTCACCGTGGGCTATCTGCGGGCGACCCTCCTCACGATGGGGTTCCCCTGGCCGATCGTCTCCCGCGTCGTCATCTGGTATGACCCGTCGAACCTGGTGCAGGACCCCCGCGCCGACGAGGAGGTGGGCGAGACCGGCCGCACCCCCGCCGAACTGTCCACCCTCTCGACCACCGCGCAGACCCTCATACTCACCGGGTTCGACCCGACCGCCGTCATGGCCGCGCTCGACCTCCCCGAGCTTCCGTTCATCGGCCCCCCCGAGACGTCCGGGGGCGCGTTCGGGCAGCCGACCCGCGTGGACTCGGAGCGCGTCCCCGAGACCGAACCGGACGAGGACGAGCCGCCCGCGATCGAGCAGCCGGCAGCGACCCGCGCCGCCTCCGCCCTCGCCCGGCTCGGGATCTCCCCCCGCGCTGTCACCTCCGCGGCCACCACCGAACCGACCGAGGAGCAGATCCGCCTATCCCGCCGGCTCATGGAGATCGACCGAGCACTCCGGGAGCGCCTGGTCGGGGCATGCGACGCCGCCCTCGCCCGGGTCCTCGAGCGGGCCGGCAACCGTGTCCGCTCCGCCGCCACCCGCTCCGCCACCGCATCGGTCTACCGGGAGCGCATCGCCGGCATCCCCGGGCAGCAGGTCGCCGGCACCCTCGGACCGGCCGTCGTCGCCGCCCTCGGTCTGGACGAGGCCGAACTCCTCGCGGACGAGTACGCCCGCCTCCGCACGCAGTACGTCGAGTGGACGACCGCCGCCAGCGAGGACGCGATCGCCACCTGCGTCCGCCTCCTCGGCGCGGACTCCAACACCGAGGAGATCCGCCGCCTGGTCGGTGAACTGAACCTCGCCTTCCGGGACGGCATCGAGGCCGGGTGGGAGTTCCTGCAGACCGGGCTCGGGGACGTCGCGGAGCAGCACCTCTACGACGGCGACCCCGACATCCCCGACCGGGGGGAGATCCCGAACTCCCTCGTGAACCCGTCCCTGGTCCGGGGCGCGCTCGCCACCGCCGGAGGCTTGCACACCGCGATCGGCGGGCTCACCCGCGACGGTCTCCCCGGGGCGCGGAACCGCGGCGTCGGGGGGCTCGGAACCGGGGAGCTGCTGTCCGACTTCATGCGCGGCCAGGGATCGGAGATCGACCACTACGAGTGGGCCTACGGGATCTCGACCCGCCCGTTCCTCCCGCATCAGCGCCTCGACGGGGTGCGGTTCCCGACGTGGGGGGCACCGGAGCTCGACACCACCGGCACCGGGGCCGAGTGGATCGGGGGCAGCATGGCCCCCGGGGACCACAAGGGATGCCACTGCGACTACATGCCCGTCTGGTCGGACGGCATCCGGCAGCGCGACGTGGCCGACGAGATCGGGGACCTGGCCGGCGGTCGGGCCACCGACGCCGCCCGCGAGGTGGCAGCGCAGCAGGGGCCCCGCCGCCGCACTGTCGCCCCGACCGTCCCCTACCGGGGAGACGACGCCCCCCCGGCGCGGCCCGTCGAGAAGGCCGCAACGAAGCGCACCGCCGCCCGCCGGCCGGCGAAGGACGAGGCCGGGGTGCCCTACCGGCTCACCTACTCCTACCTCTCGAAGCTCACACCGGAGCAGCACGACAACCTGGTCGAGCACATGTCCCTGCGGATCTCGGACGGCGACCCCCGGGAGCTGCGCCGCTTCGAGCAGTACGAGCAGTGGGAGGAGTACGAGGCCGGCGAACTGCAGCACCTCGAGGAGCGCGGACTCCTCGAGGAGGACCCCGACCTCAACGAGGTCCGCCGGGCCGTGGACGACTTCGCCGCCCGCAACGGTGTCCCCGGGCTCACGCACAACCGGGTCGGGGGCCGGCCGCACACGCACTCCGTGATCGGGCTCACCGACGAGAGCGGGCCGTCCCGGGCGCAGGTACAGGAGGAGTACGCCCTCTGGTACGAGACATTCATGCTCGAGGCGGAGGAGGCTACCCGCGGCAACCTCACGAACGACCGCGGCAGGTCCCGCGGTGTCTCCACCCGGGCGCTCCTCACCGGCCCCGTCGATCAGCTTTACCGCTACGGGTCGGAGGAGTTGCTCGGCTACCTCGAGACGAACCGGCGCATGACCTGGACCGAGTTCTACTACGCCCGCACCGGGTCCCCCGCGTTCGCGGAGCGGGCAGCGAAGCACGCCGCCGAGAACGGCAGGATCAACCGGGACCGCACCGAGCACCGAGGAGGCCGGCGATGACCAGCGCAGGACCGGTCCCGCAGCCGTCCCCGGCGCAGATCGAGGCGTTCGACGCCGGGGTCGCCGCCTATCAGGCGGGGCTCGACTCTCGCGCTGTCCTCGACGTCTACCCGTCCGGATCCGAGAACCGGCTCCTATGGGTGCGCGGCTATGTGCTCACCCGCCGAAACGACCTGTACGGCCCGCCCGAGGAGGACTGACCCCGATGGATGCACAGCCCGTGGACAACCCTGGGGACACGCTGTCCCGGTTCGGACGGTTCGAGGCCGGCAGGTGGCGCGCCGTCGTCGCGGACGGCCCGACCCTCCTCGAGCGCCTCGCAGCCGGCACCGTCGAACTGTCCGAGGAGGACGTGGAGCGGCTCCGGGTCGCCCTCGCGGAGGACGATGAGGACGACGACGAGGTGGAGCCGAACGACCTCGGGATCGTCGTGTCCGACGAGGTGCTCCCCGGCAACCCCCCGCCAGCGGAGCGGACCCCCGTGGACACCGAGCTACCCCCGCCCCCGAACGCGGCCGAGTTCACGATGCCCGTGTCCTTCCTCGAGGGGTGGCTCACCGCCGATAACCGCTACTTCGAGCCCGGCGGGATCGGCCGGCGCGCCCTCCCCTGGACCCTCATGGCGATGCGCCGCAACCCCGACGGCGGGTGGGGTGGGCACGACGCCGCCGTCACCGCCGGCCGGATCGACACCGCCGAACGGTTCGACGCGAGCAGCACCACGAACCCCGAGACCGGGCAGCCCTACGGGGCCGGGGTGTTCGCGTGGCGGCTCGGCGGGTGGGTGGTCTCCGACACCGAGGAGGCAGCGAGCACCCGCACCTACGTCGAGACCGGGGTCCTCCGCGGGCTCTCGGTGGACATGTCCGAGGCACGCTCGGAGATCGAGATAACCGAGGTCGATGAGGACGGGTGGCCCCTCGACGGCCGGGAGCGCGTCACGCAGGGTGCCCTCATGGGTGCGACCATCTGCCCGTTCCCCGCCTTCCCCGGTGCCTACATCGAGATGACCGGCCGGGTCACCGATGCCGAGGGAAACGTCACGGACGGAACGCCGGCCGTCCCGGAGCCGGCGGAGGCCGCGTCCCTCGCCGTCGTCGCCTCCGGCGCGGCAGCTCGAGCACGGTTCGCCGAGGTCGGGATGCGCCCCGTCCGGATCGTGGAGGGGACCGGGTGCACCTCCTGCGACGACGAGCAGGCCGGCCGCGCCGTCGTCGCCTCCGGCGGGGGCCCCCTGGCCCCGCCCGCCGCCTGGTTCGACCCGCCGAACTTCGACGGCCCGACCCCCCTCACCCTCACCGAGGAGGGGCGGATCTTCGGGCACTACGCCCTCCGCGGCACCTGCCACACCGGCATGCAGGGGATTTGCCTGACCCCGGAGGAGTTGGCATCCCCGGACGGCGAATACCCGATGTTCCACCTCGGAGCGGTCCGCACCGCGGAGGGGTCCCTGGTCTCGGTCGGGCAGATCACCCTCGGGACCGGGCACGCCTCCACCGACCCCCGGGTCTCGGCGTGGGCCGCGAAGGAGCACTACGACAACACGGGCACCGCGGCAGCGGACGTCCGGGTAGGCGAGGACGAGTTCGGATTCTGGCTCAACGGAGCAGTGCGGCCCGGGGTGTCCCCCGAGACCGTCCGCGAGTTGCAGGCCGCGAAGCTCTCCGGCGACTGGCGCGAGCCGATCTGGGATGGGGGGATGCGCCTGGTCGGGCTCCTCGCCTGCAACGTCCCCGGGTTCCCCGTCGAGCGCCCGCACGCTGTCGCCGCGTCGGGCCGGCTCCGCGCCGTCGTCGCCGCCGGGGTCGCCTCGGCTCCTGTCCGCCAGTCTGACCGGGTGGAGGAGATCATCGCCCGCGAGGTCGCGAAGCGCATGGCCCCCGTGGACAAGCTGCGGGCGCGACTCGCCCTCGAGCGCATCGGCATCGGCCGGCGAGCCGGCTAGACTCGACGGCAGGTTGCCTCCCCCGCGGCCCGGGTCACCCGGGACACGCCCGCCGGGGTCTGGCACCTCACGGCGGCCCCCGCCCCGGTCTGCGTCATAACAGCCGGGCGGGGGCCGCTCCATGTCCGCGGTACGGTGTGGCCGGCAGCCGGCGCGGTAGCCCTCCCCTACGGGGGACTCAAGCGCCCGCCGGTCTGTCCGATCTCGGACACCCCCCGGAGGGGTGAGATCCGCTCCCCCCGCTAAAGCTCCGGCCCCGTTCGGCCGTTATGGGGGTATGACGCAGACCAGCACCCCCCGTCCCCAGATCGGAAGAG